GCGCTGCGCCGCTTTTTCAGCTCGCGCGACGCTTCGTCATCGTCTACAACGCGTTTCATGTCGCGCAGCATCATGCGGTATTCCTCGGGATGCATCTGGCGCAGATGCTCGGTGCGCCCCTTGGTGTACTGGTACACGAGCGTCTCCTTGTCCGCGTAGGGCATGCGAGCGAGCAACGCATAAAACTTTCGATAGTTATACTCGGGTGGCATAGGCTCGTCCTCCTTAATTAGCGGCTCCCGCCACGCCTGCTCTTCCATCCAGTCAGCATAGGCCTTGCGCGCCTGCGCCACGCTCTCGACCACGCCTTCCGTCAAGTCGCCGGCCGCGAAGAGCGGCACGCCGTTAACGCCCACGTACATCAGGCCGTTATGTTCCATCAACTGTATGGTATTGCGCGCCTCACGGTCTATCCGTTTCACGCGGCGCGCCTCCATGTGGCGGGCGCGGCCCTCAAGCCATTCTTGCATCCGCACTTTCATTCTCTCGATATACTGTTTCATTGTCTTGATTTTTAGAATAAACTTAATTGGTCCCCTGGCTGCCGGACAATCTCCAGCCAAAAGTCGGGACTGGTTATGCTATGGAGTGTCTGCGGGTCGATGTCGTTGAACCAATGCAGCCCATTGTCCTCCGTCGCCAAGGGCGAACGCACCAGTCGCGCCGAAATGTGGCAGTGCGCCGCCCTGGGCGTTTCAGGAAGCCCTGTAAGCCATGATGGGCGGGGGCAGTGGCAGCCATCCTTGACGGACACCACCTCGTAGAGCCTGTCAACGTAGTTCGTTTCATGCTCAACCCAATGCACCTTGAACTTATCTCCCTTGTGTATCATGGTTCGTGCGTTTCGAACATAACCTCTATTCCGCACGAGCTGGCCACGTCAAGTTCCAGTTTCGCACCCTTGCTTAACTCCCATCCGCGCAACATGTATATGCGGCCGCATTGCAGCAACATGCCGATATCTACGCGCATGTGGCGTCGCCAATCTTCACTATCAGGCAGTCCGTTGTCGAAGGGGTTAACCGGAGTAAAACCTTCCTCTCTCACCTTATGGGCAGCCGCTGCGAATGCAGCCTTGCGCTCGTTGATGTCGTGGTGCGCTATGGCACCGCTGATGTAAATTCGCTTGTTGTTCATATTCTTCTTATTTAAAAATTGTTGAATTCGTTCTGATGTGTCACTAAACGCAGGAAATCCCCGTATCATACGGCTCATTCCACTATCTGAACAAAGCGTAATATCGACGCTTATGTTTACCTCCTGCTCCGGCAGGTCGGCAATTATCTTTTCCAGGTATTCCTTCAGTTCGGCAGATGTCATTGCCTTGTCCTGCTCATTGTGAAGTATTTCGTACAGTATCTTTCCCATAACTCCTTTATTTATATTGTTAATCCCATGTGCGCGGCAAGGCTATTCACTCCCCTCTCCCCTTCGGAGAGGGGCTGGGGGTGAGGCTTCCATTCCCGTATCTTACCGCTCCCTCTTCCCACACCACGAACCCTTGCCCGTGATGTTCGTTCTCGCGCCCCATGCAGAGCGCAACGAAGCCCGAAACGCGCACCTTAACGCCGGCGATGTAACGGAGGCTCACCGCATGTATGCCCATCGGCGCACTCTTATGCTCTTGCGAGATGTAGATGAAGGTTTTCTGAGGAAAGCGGCGGCGCAACTCCATAGCCTCGGCGTATGTCCATTTTGCCACTTGAAAGCTGTCCACGATAACGAAACGCGGGCTCTTGTGCTTGGCCAACCGTGCCGTTAGTTTGTCAATGTCGGTGTCTTCCACAATGAGCAGCCGACTGTTCACTTCTTCCATGTGGAAAAGTTGCAGGCGACGCTGGAATGAAGGCCGTATGCCCTCCTCGCCGCTCACATACAGCACGCGGCCGTATTCGCACAGCTTCTTGGCCAGCTGCATAACGAATGAGCTCTTGCCCTGGGCCGATGCGCCACTGATGAACCACAGCTCGTTGAGTGCAGGCCGACCGAACACGCGTTGCCACTCACCATCCCAGGGCAGGGTCTTGTATCGTTTCTCACCAACTTCACGCGGTGTGTACGCTCTTGTCCTGGCCATCAGTTTGCTCGTTTAAGTTTCTCTATCTCTGTGTAAACGCGCCGAAGCCCTCCGCCCGTGCGGCGTACGATGGCGGCGATGTCCGTGCCACTTGGAGCGTTCACCTTGGCCACGATGCGGGCCTGCTCGGCTAGGAAGGCGTCGCGCTCGCGCCCATCGTCGGGCGTAACCTTCGAGTAGCGGTCGCCGTATCGGCTCAACATTTCAGTGTAGCCCACCTTCTTGCACTCGATGGAGCGGTTTATCTTCTCCTTCAATCCGTCGGCACCCATCATGTACCAGGCGCAGGCGCGCTCGGTGGCGTTCCACAGGGCTTTCAATTCGAGGAAGGCCTCGTATTGCAGGTCGCCCGCCTCGTCGAGGATGATGAGGGGCTGCTCGATGGAGCGCAGGTAATACACCAGGTCGTCGTACACATCGGCATACCGTCCACGGGCGTTCACGCCGAACTCTGCTGCAATCTTGCGCACCAGCTTAAGCTTGGTCTTCACCTGGCTGCAATCGATGTACACCGCGTTTGCGTGTGTCTGCACATACAGGCGTGCGGTGAACGTCTTGCCGATGTTGGGCATGTCGCACAATATGCCGCTCGTGCCGCTCTGCTGGTAGAATTCCAACTGCGCCATAACGAACTGGTATACAGGCGTGCGTGCCGCCTTCCACTCGATGCTGGCTCGCAGCTCAACGCCCAGACGGCGGGCTATCGATATCCAATTGGCGTCGCTCAGCGTCTTATCGGTCTGGCCGTTTTTCAGTGCGCTGTACACGCTCGTGCTTATTCCCAGGCTGGCGGCGTGCTTTGCGTCGCTGGGGTAGTTCGTGCGGTTGGCGGCCACGGCTGCCAATATCCGCTGTTTGGTGTCTTGTGTCATGTTTAAATGCTGTTTTAATGTCGTTCGATTATCGTTAGTTTGCCGTTACGTGGCATCAACGCCGGCCCTGCTCCAGTCTGTCGCCATTATCGGGGGCAGTGGCAGTTCTTCCTCTTCCTCTGCCTGCGGCGTGGCCACTTCCAAGTCCTCCTCGTCTTCTACCGTCAGTTCCACCTTGGTCTTCATCACGCCCACACGCTGGATGGCGTTGTCGGACACGTATTTTCTGAATCCCGCCACCTTCTTCTGTTGCTCGATGAACTTCACCACGTCTTCGTCCGTCTGCTCGGCCATCACGCGGTTGAAGGTTTCCACGCGCTCCACCTTGTCTATATAGCGGTCGCCCTGGTAGAGGTACACGTCCGTCGGCCCTCCCTCTTCATCCGGCAGGTAATAGGCCGTCACCTTGTAGTTGTTCGGAGCAAGGCGTTCCAGTGCTGCTGTACTGCTCAGCCACCAGTCTTCGTGAGCCACGCGCACTGTTGAATTCCTCCTTACGCTGGTCTCAACAGCCTCGCCGATGTGCCGTGCCAACATCCGTGCGTCGTATGGCAGCAGTGTGGGGTTCACGTTGGCCACCAGCACCTGCCATCGTGTCATGCCGGGGTAGCGTTTCTGGTCGGGGTGCAGCGTGTTGTTCCACTGGGCGCAGTCGGTGCGGTCGTCGGCCACCAACTCCTCCCATGTGTAATACTTGCGGTCCTCGTAGGTGTGGTTGTCCGCATCGCTTATCTTCTTCTGCTCAACGCGACGTTTACCCTTGTTGTGCCATCGCCCTATACCCTCGTGGTTCTTGTGCGCGATGGTTGTCTTGAATGCCCCGTTAAGGTTCTCCGCCCCTTTCTCCTGTGAGTTCTGCGGGGCGCAGAAGCGCACGAATTGAAACACCTCGCCAGCGCGGAGGAAACCGTCGCGGTACTTCACCATCAGGTGGTTTTCCACCTCGATGCCGGCCGGTATGCCCCAGCCGTGGCGCGCTATCAGGCGGAACATGTCGCGGAAGCAGTCCACCACCAGTGCCTGGTCCTTGTCGCGCCCGTAGGCCAATCCGATGCGGCATTGGCTCACCGTGTCGTAGGCGTAATAGGCATGCACGTACTTGCCGCCTCTCATGCGGCGTGGCAGGTCCACATCGTCCATCGTTATCTGCGAGAGCGAGAACTGCCCGTTGTGGCGGGGCGTGTGGGGCGTCTGCTCGCGCGTGG